GTCTCTACTTGGCCACCTTTAAGCTGCGTATTCCAGGATGAAGCCCTTACTTCTCCCTGAATTTCATAATGTTTAGGGTCAAATCCCCATTGTTTAAGTATCTCATCATACTTTGATTGATAGTTGGGGTCTGTTCCTACGTGTGTGATTTCTCCAAGGCCTGTGACATTATCTATCTCATAGCCTGGTTGCCATCCAGATTTGTAAAAGTTATTACCTAACTCTTCAGAGGATAGCTTTTTTTTCTTAGGCATAATACCTCCTTTGCCTGTTGTACCAACAGTCTATAGGTATATATGTAAAAGTTGTGTATTTAAAAAAGAAATATTATTTAGATATTTGCTTTTTAGCGTATGTCTTGACTACAGCTAAAGCAGCTCCGCCTCCTGCTAACGCAGCCAACTGAATTACTTCAGCGTCTACACCAACTAGAGGAGCAACTGTTAAAGCACCGATGAACGCTTCAATGAAGGTCCAAGCAGTTCTTTCAAGCATATCTTTGAGGTCTTCACTCATTTTATAGCTCCATGCTTCGTTCCAAGGGGTCCACTTCACATCCTTCTTGAATGTACCATCGGTATTTCTTGCCCTTTTAAATTTCTGTAACATTAGATTATATCCTTTCCATCTATTTTAGCAGATAATACTTGAATCTCTCCACTTATCTCCTGGAGTTTCTCATAAACACTATCAGGTTTAATCATATCTGGACTAGCAGCATTACTTAATTGCTTACCATTTAAGTCAATCTTGCTGTATTCTATAGTAACTTTTTCCCCTGCTAATATAGCTCCTGATACTTTAGGATAAAATTTCTTATATGCATTAGCCGAACTTCCTACCATTCCGTTAAAATTTACATCTAAATCCTGTTGTGTGTCTCCAATTATTAAACAACCTGAGGTATGCTCGTCATTGTTCCCTTGATGAATTAAGATATATTCAAATCCTGGTACATCTTGTATCCATAACATGCCTCTATGCATTGTCGGATACTTTCTAGAATAGCGTTCGTTGAAACCGCCTACTGTTCTTAGCTTAATTTCATACTTACCTTCAGGAATACATGTCTCGTGCATTACTTTCTGTGCCTGGTACTGGTCTTCCAGAGAATAGCACTCAAACAAATTATCAATGAATACGAGACCATTGGTTGCATCCTTACCAAGCTGAGTTCTTACTACTTTAATTTCCATTTCTTCTCCTATCTTTTTGGGTACTTACAGTTACAAATGGTTACATTTGTATAACCATTCTTAGCTTTATAAGACCTACAATTACTATCTACTTGCTGATTGTTTGACGTCATCTTTACCTTTTCTAAATCCTATGGTTAATAACCATACACCTAATGTAATTAACGTTGCGAGTCCAGTAATTTGCTGAGCACTCCCAGTGAGAGTCAAAGTGGCAATAACTAAACCAACTAAAGTCCAGGAAAGATTTAAAGTTTCTTTAATTATTTCTATAAACCAGTTCCATATTTTTTTAAACATTATGATTTCCTTAATACAAATGCTGTCATGCTAACTATTCTAGTCAAAATTACAGGAACTACCACTTCTTTAGATTTTTGTCTCTGGTCTTGGGTCATGTCATCTCCTATATTATTAAGGGTTATTTCTCCTAAGTTATCAAAGTCCACAAAAACTTCTATTGGATTCTCTAAGAACTCCTCATACTGCACCTCTGTAACAACATCAGCAAGGGTATAGTTCTCTACATCTTTATTTTCTACAGCTCTCTCAACATATTCCTCTACTGCTTCAGCTACTATCTCATCATCTTTAACAGCTTCAGCAATAATCTCAACATCCTCTGTTTCTACTTGTAAAACTTCTGCAACAACTTCAACTTGTTCTTCAGTAAGTTCTTCTATCTCTTCAATAGCTTCTTCAACTACAGCCTGGACTATCTCTTGTACTTCTTCTGTGGCTTCAGATAGATTCTGTACACCTATGTCATTAACTTCTTCTATAACTTCTATAACTTCTTCGGTTTCAAGTTCTTGTACAAACTCTTGTATTGCTTCTTCTTTAGCTTCTTCATACTCAACTAACTCCTCTTCAGTAAATTCTTCAAGCTCTTCTTCAGTTATTTCAGGAATATCAACAACGATAATCTCTTCAATAACTTCTTCTAGTTCTTCAACCTCTTCCTCAACCATCTCTTCAGAAAGAACTTCTTCTCCATCTTCTGTATCGAATATATTAAGTATTTCGAGTGCAGTCTCTTCAACTTGTTCTTCATCTTTATAAATTTCAACTTCATCTTCAAATATCTCTTCCTCGATATCAGTCGTATCTTCAATGAGTTCATCTTGTACCTCCTTTAAGTCTTCTAAAACATCTTCTTCTTTAGGTGGAAATAAATCATTAAATATAAATATATCTATTAAATCTATATCTTCTTCAATTATAATTATTTCTGTTTCAAACTCATCGAGTTCTTCAATATATTCTTCAATTTCAAGATAGGTTTCAACAAATTCTTCAGCTTCCTCTTTAGTGTCAAACTCAAATATCTCCAACTCTTCTTCAAGTTCAAGTACCATAACATCAATTTCCATTTGTTTTTCAAGTTCTTCATACTCTTCTTCAGTAAGCTCAATAAACTCTTCATCTTCATATTCATCTGCCACAATGAGTACCATATCATCATCTTCAAAAAACTCTTCTCCGATTTCTTCTTCAATGTCATATAGTTCTAAATCTCCTCGTTCTATTTGTTCATCAGTAAGAGCCACTCCATACAGCTCTTCGTTCTTAGCTCTCTCCTGGTCTCGTTCAATAGTACCATCATTCTGTTCCTTCTCTGTATAAGTAACTTCTTCATCACCAACAATAATAGTTACATTAGTACGAGCTTCTCTCTCTGCTCTCTCTTCATCAGTTTCAGAATATCCAGTTTCAGCCATATTATCTTCCACTTCAATAGCTTCCTGTATTTCCATTTGGATAATTTCTTGTTGAATAATTGCTTCTTCTTCTTCTCTTACTCCTCGTTCTTCATCAGTTTCTGATATACCATATGAAGCAAAGTTAGCCTGGCGTTGTACATCTAAAGGATTAAGAGTTGTAGTAGTAGTGGTAGTAGTATCATACTTAATTGATATATCATCTACTAATGACCAATCATTAATAGTAATGACAAAACTGTCTATAAATTTGTTAGCAGTTTCTTGTACAGAATAAATTATTTCTTCAAACATAGTTGCACTATTTAAACCACTTTGTGCATCTATTGTATTTGATTGTGTAGTTTCATCATTATGTGTGTACTCAACACTACCTTGATTATTAACAGCACCTATAGTAAAACCTACTTCATACACATCATGTTCTGTAGGTAATGTAAATTCATAATCATTAGATGTACCACCATGTTTCATATACTCTAGTTCTATATGATGACCATCCATACCATATGAACCTGACCAAGTATTGTCTATCTTTACTAAGTTATTATTTTCAGTTGGAGGTACTACGATATCAGTAGTCTGTTCTCCATCATCAAAGGTTTCTACTTCTTCTACTTCTTCTGCGTATACAGGTAATGGATATATTAAAGCTAATACTAATGCCAATCTGGCAAACTTATTAAACACTTTCTATCGCTTGCCACCGAAGTACTCCACCGCATGACCATTGTCTACCATCAGTTGATTTATGTTTTTTCCATTAATAAAAAATTCCCCAAGTATTCTTCCAAACTTACCTTTACCGTGTGATTGTAATTCAATAGGGTCTACTGCATCATAGAACTCTTTAGATAACCATTCTTTAGCAGCCAACCCTCGTTCCTTCTCCTCTTTATCTCTTGTTCGTGATTCAGGAGCATTGATACCCATAAGTCGTACACGACATTTATGCCACACATCAAAACCCAAATCAATTCTGACATCTACTGTATCTCCATCAACTACTCTAAGTATTTCTACTCCGTAGTAAAACTTCATCTACCACCACAGTTGCAACTTCCACAGCAATCCATTAGCCACCTATCTTCCATATTATTTCTGTTATCTCTCCAGATATTCCACTTACTATTGTTATTACTTCAGCTAATCTTTCATTAGCATTTACAACTTCTGCCTTTAATACGGCTACTTCATTAGTTAATTGCTGTACAGTTCTGAATAACCAAGCTACTAAGGCAGCTAAACCACCTTGTATTATCTGACTAGGGTTTACTTTCATCTCCATAAGTTACATTATAGTATTTAAGAACGCTGCTGTGCTACTTAATCCAACTAACCAACCAACAATCTCAGCTCTTGTAGGAGTTTTATTTATTTTTTCGTGAAGAAAATCTATACGTTCATTTAAAGCTGATACTTCCTCCCTAATAAGGTACAGCATTTCTTTGTTGGTGTAACCATTATTGGATGTCATCAGTAGATTGCCAATCCCAATCTTCTTTTAAATAATTATCTGGTAACTTAACTTCGGCTAATTCTTTTAACCAATTAAAAAATATACGAGCATAATAACCCAATAAAAATCCTATTAAATAATCCATGATGAGACATTATAACATAAAATCAATCAGGTTCTATCATTATACATTCGCCAGGACATTCTTCTGCTGACTCTATTACAGCTTCTTCTAAACTTTTTGGAACTAAAGCTAAACCTTTGGCTCCTTCTACATTACCTTCTGATTCAGCGTAAACTTTATCCCCTTCTTTTACATAAAATAAACCGTCATCTAATCCAACAAAAACATCAGGTGCTATTTCTTCACATAATCCATCACCAGTACAAAGGTCTTGGTCAATCCATACTTTCATAATGAAAGGTTAAATATTAACTAGGTTTAGGGTTATCGTCTTTAACTTTTTTAACAGCAGCAAACCAGTCGCCTGTCTTATCACCTTTATCAGCAGCCATATCATGATATAACATATCAAGTTGGTCTCCTATTGCAGCGTAAGATTCTTGTCTTGCTCTCTTATAATCGTTATCTTGTGAATCTAATTTACTAGCAGCTAAATCAGTAACGGCTTGGTCATACTCTGCGTCAGTAAATTCTCTTACTACACCATTGACCTGAGCTTTCATACCATCTCCACCGTTGGCTGTTTTAAGAGCATCTATCTCTGTCTGTGCTTCTGCAGTAAATTGTTCTAATGTTTTAATTGCCATATTAGTTCCTATTCTACCTCATCCCAAGAGGTATTGTCTTCATTCCAAACATATCTTTTTCCATCATCAGGATAGTCAACTGGTGCTTCCCATATCCATGTAGATGTATTAAGTATCCAACTATCATAAGGTTTAGGTGTATAAAATACATCATTAGTTTCATCATAAGTATAACCTATACCAGCATAGTTACCTCTAAAAGCAGTTCCTCCATCACTATGTCCATTAGCAAATGTGTTGTAAGAAGTTCTTTTACAGTTCTGACCTCTGAAATTTCCATATTCTATTTCCCAATCAGTACCTTCACCTTCATCTTTACCTACTATTACTTCGGTTACTATATTGTTCTCATCTAAAAATGCGTAATGTGCCATTAACTAAAACTCACCGTTCCTGTTCCTGCTGTAAAACTCACTACTGTATCTCCACCATCTGTAGCAGTAGAACTTGTTAACCCTGCTCCTACACTTATAGTAGGACCTGTAGTATATCTAATTATAACTATTCCTGAACCACCAGTTTTAGCAACTATATTATTACTTCCTTGATAACCTGAAGTACCACCAGCTCCACCACCAGTATTAGTGCTACCTGCAGTATTGTTACCACCACTTGTATAGTCGTTAGAGCCAGTTCCTCCACCACCATTACCGCCTGAACCTCGTCCTCCACCTTCAGATGAGCCACCGCCACCACCTGCACGAAAAACACCTGAACCTGTTATTGAAGAAGATAAACCTACACCACCAGCTCCAACTGATGAACTTCCACCAGTTCCACCTGCAGCTCCAGCTCCACCTCCACCACCTGTTCCATAAGGTGAACTATTTCCTGATACATTACCACCTGCGTAACCTTGATTAGCTGTTCCTGCACCACCAGAACCATTATTATAATAACCTCCACCACCAGAACCACCAGATGAACCACCTTGACCACCACCTACTGAAGTAATCGTTGAAAATACTGAATCACTACCATTACCTGAGCCACCTGCACCTACTGTTACTGTATAATTTGTACCGTATAATAAACTTAATGGTGTTTCAGTTGAACCCCCACCACCTGAAGATTCAGAAGCATAACTATTTCTATATCCACCAGCTCCTGAACCACCTCTGTTTGGACTTGCAGGTGCTCCTCCACCACCAGCTACTACTAAGTAAGATACACTAAATGGTTGTAATTTATATTTACCTTGACCTATTAAATCAATAATATCATTTGGTTTAAAAATACCATGATTTTGAGTTGATGATTGAGTTGGTGTTGCACTATCAGGTCCTATGTATCCGTACTTACTCATAATCTATATTACCTTATATAATGTAAAGGTACCACCTGCTACATTTCCACTTGATATATAAAATTGTAATCCGTCACTAGCACTCTCTACAGTATGAACTCCAATACCCATATTTCCATATAAATAATTAGGGTCTGCCATAAGGTTACTTCTTTCCCATGACAGAGTACTAGGTTCATTTGCATTATTAAAATTATATAAATACATATGACCTTGATGAGTTTCACTTGTACCTGTTCCCATATTTCCAAGATTAAATTTATCGTCATCTGTATCATTCGAAGTATTTGAAAAACTTGTTTCAACTCTATAATTCATTTGACCTTTATCATAATTAGAAGTAGTGTCTGCACTTCCACTTTTAGTTATTCTTGCATACAATCCGACATTATCATTAGCTGAAGATACATTGACATAAGTACACAGATAAACATCATCAGTATTTATACCTGTAAGAGTTACAGAACTAACACCGCTTGATACTGTTTCTGTTGCTACTTGTACTAAACTACCTGCCATTAGTCCACTCTCAATCCGTAAGTATTTATTTTTCCACCTGCAAATGGTCTTGAACCATTATTATCTCTTACTTGAAATCCTGTCATACTTGCAGTTTGTTTTAAAACACCAACACCTTTCATACTAATTTTTAAAGTTGCTGAAGCCACCACACTTTGATAAGTTGCAAAAGTATAATCTGTGCTATCAAATGGATTATATATATATGATACTGAGCTACCATCTTCAGGCTCTTGGTCAACACTTTCCCCAAAAAATCTATATAGTTCAGTATCTCCTGTTGAATTTTGTGTTGTAAAACTTGCGTCAGCCCTCATCATTTGATGTGCATAATTATAATCACTTGCACTAATAACACTTCCACTTGAATCTATAAATCTTAAATCAGCGTCTGTTTGTGTTGTACCTACTGTTGAAATACCATTAGTAACAATTTTATAAATATCATAATCTGCTGAAAATACATCTGTTATATCTACTGTTGACACACCACTTGTTATTGTTGTTTCATCTAATAATCTTAAATTCATATCTGTTTTACCCCATAAAGTTTTGCTGTGCCTTGTGTAAAATTAACTCCCGCACTATTAAAAACTCTTAAAGCATTTATTGTTTCAGCAGTATCGTAAACACCGCTACCAAAATAACCAAATATATAACTGCCATCTATACCTGCAGGGCTGTGATGTGAAATCATACTATACTTTGAACTATTTCCTAAATTGTATAAATATATATAAGCATCATAAACATTAGTTCCATCTTTAGTAGCTAAATAGTCAAATCTATCTGTGCCTGTGCTTTTTTCTTCATTAACACTATAGCCAACTCGTTGTATACCATATTCATAATTTGTTCCTGCTTCAAAACTACTTCCACCATCATTTGATAATCTTAAATTTAAACGGTTTGTGCTTGATGCAGTACTAAAATTATTTAATGTCAATAAGTGAACACCATATCCACTTTCTTTAATAGAAGTAAAGTCAACTTGTGCAACAGCACTACTTACTGTTTGAGATTGTATAAGTTCTAATGAACCACCGAAATGACCTTTTGATTCTAAATCTAACGCATCACTAGCTGTAAAGATTCCATCATTTTTCTTAACTTGTTTTATCTTGGTTGAAGTATCACCCAAATATCCATATGACATGGGTTACTCCTAATCTGTTATTTCAAGATAACTTGCAAAAAATTCTATATCTGATGCTGCTGATGCTTTTACTTGTATTTTATCAGTAGCTTCTAATACTAACTTAGATGTACCTAATACATCTAAAGAAGTGTCAGCAGGTACTGTCATAGTATAAGCAATATATGAGTCACCTGAAGAACCATCTACGACTCTTACATCTACAGTTGCATCATTAGTTCCATCTACATTAGTTGCTCTAAGCATTAAGACTATTGCTTCATGATTAGAATCTAATGCAGGAATTAAATCTGCTAGAGATGTAGTTCCATCTGCGTATGCGTTCTTAAATACATTTGCCATATTATTCCTCTATCCTAGTGCTATTATTAATCCAATATCTGCAAATCCTTGATTTGCGATATATGCTTTTACTGATTGTTGTGAAGGTGGTCTCGTTGCACTATCTGACGCAAAATCATCTTCATCTATTAAGGATAATGCTTCAATATCTGTACCATCAATAGCAACAGTTTTACCTGATGCCATATCAATACCACCATCATCAATATCCATTATTTCTACATCGTCTATGTATACAGAAATCTTTCCATGGTTAGCAGTTCCAGAAGCTGTAGATGTTGAAATCTTAATTTCTTCAGCAGTTTTATTACTACTCCCATTTAATACTTCTATTGATAACGCTTCAGTTGCAGAAGTACCCATCTTAAAGGATACGTCAGCATTATTAGCATCATGATAAATTGTTAAATCTCCTCCAGTTAAAGCAGTAATTGCTTGTGAAGCATCAACACTAAATGTTGTAGTTGATAGTGTAAGTCCTGTACCTGCAGAGTATGTTGTATCTGTAGTTGAAATATCTGAACCATTTATAGCAAATGTTTTTCCTGATGCTAAATCTATACCGCCATCATCAATAGTTACAATATCAGTACCATCTACATCAAATACCATTTTGCCATGGTTAGCTGTAGAAGAAGCAGTAGCAGTTGAAAAATGTATTTCTTCTGCTGTTTTATTAGAACCACCATTTAAAACTTGAATTGTTAATGACTCTGCAGCACTTGTTCCCATAATAAGAGAAACGTCTGCGTTGTTTTGGTCATCATAAATTGTAAGGTCTCCACCTGTCAAAGCTGTTATAGCTTGTGAAGAATCTACAGAAAGAACACCTGAACTTGCTGTTAAACCTGTCCCATCAATAGCTGCAATTAAATCAGCAATAGATTCTTTCTTACTTGCATTGTCATCTGAGTCTAAAATAACTATTGAGTCACTGTCTACTGCAACTGTACCTGCAGATAAATCATTTAAATCTAATGTAAAAGTTAAATCGTAAGGGTCTCCATCTGAACCAGTACTTGTATCTGTCCAATCAATGTCAACACCATCTCCAATAAACTTAATTTCTCTAGCTGTATACACACCTGATGAAACAGAAGGAGCAATGTTAACTTCGGTACCATCATCATCTTCTAAAATAAAACCTTGTTGAATAGCATCATGTGCTTCTTCTATGTGTTGTTTAACTACAGCTAATCTAACTTTAGTTCCTGCTGCATGTGTTGGGTCTGTTCCATGCTTTGAATCAATATCTCTTGTTACTGTTGCAGCAGCATGGTTAGTTCCTGATGCCCATAATATAACTTCTCTGTTACTGTCATTATCAGGGTCAATTACAAAATAAGCAGGGGAATCTACTCCTGGGTCATCTGTTAAATTCATTGAAGTACCACCACTAGCTAACTGTGCAGCTAACGTGGTTTCAAAAGCGTTTACTAAGTTGGTTTCTCTAGCCGTCATATCTCTCCATTATACACATCTTGTTTAAACTTTTTGTATATTTATTATCCAAATCTCATTACTCCATATTCGCTTACAGCCAATATATTTCCTGAAGTAACTGTACCATAAATTTCTTGCCTTGTACCTCTAATAGTTAAAATTGCATATTGAGTAACACTTCCAAGCTTCC